CCGATGCTGACAAAGCCACTAAGAAACTTACAGGCAGCGTAAAAAACTTAGGCCGCACGCTAGGGGTAACCCTGAGCGCAGCTGCGGTATTGGCTTACGGCAAAGCCTCAGTTAAAGCAGCCAGCGAGGATATTAAAGCTCAAAGGTTATTGGCTAATACTTTAAAAAATGTTGGCTTGGCTTATGCAGCTGTTGATGCTGAAAGCTTTATATCTAAAATGCAAAGTCAAACAGGCGTACTTGATGATCAACTACGGCCAGCCTTTGCACAACTAGCAGGAGTTACTGGCTCAATAGCTAAGACCGAAAAACTTTTAGGGTTGGCTTTTGACGTTTCCAGCGGATCAACCCTGGATTATGCCTCTAGCGTTGACTTATTGGCACAAGCTTTTGTAGGTAATAAAAAAGCATTAAAGCAATTAAACTTAGGATATACACAGGCTGAGCTGGCGGCTATGTCGTTTGACCAGATACAGCAAATAATTACTGATCGTTTTGCTGGCTCAGGTAAAGCTGCCCTTGATACTTATATTGGACAAATGAGCCTTTTGGCTGTTGCAACAAACAACGCTAAAGAGATTATTGGCATTAGCCTTTTAGGAGCTATTGACTCAGTAGGCGGTAGTGACGGCATAGACAATTTAGGCAAAGATATAGAAAACGCTGCAAAGTCACTAGCTAATTTTATTGACAGTATCGTTTACCTTAAAGAGCAAATAGCAACTATCCCAGGGGCAGGCATAGTTAAGGGCGTTTTTGGTGCTGTAGGCAACGTATTAGGCCGTTTTAGCCCACAGCGTGCGGCTGAGCTACTAAAAGAGATTAAAGGCCCACAGCCGTTTAGCCAGCCTATGAGTTTGGCCAATCAAGACACAGGCCGCGCAGCTTTGGCAACTAGTAAAAAGGCTGAGCTAGATGCAATTAAGCGTAATAAAGAGCTTGCTAAATTGGCTAACGCACAGGCTAAAAGCGCAGCTGCAACAGCTAAAGCAAAGAAAGACCAGGCGGCCCTTGATAAGGCTGCCCTGGCTTTGGGTAAAGGCCAGGACGTATTTAACCTTGATGCTATTCAAATACAAGCTGCCTTGCTAGCTAAGCAAGATGAAATTAACAAGCTGGGTGTATCGGCCAGCGATCAGCAACGCTTGCAGCTAGCAAATGACCTTGTGCGCCTGACAATTAAGCAAGATATGTTGGCGTTAGAGGATGCAATAGCCAGCAAGGATGTGGCAGCTGCAACCCGTCTAGCTGCAAAACTAGATGCAGATTTAAAGATTTTGGGCACGCTACAAAATCAAAGCTTTAAATTAACTGATATTAAAAATATCTTAGATGCCTTTAAACCTAAAGAGCTTATTGACCAAAGCAACCTTGATATGGCTTTGTCTAAAATAGCTGAAATGCTTAGGCTGTTAGGCGTAGCTAGCGCGCAATCTTTGAGCAAGCCTGCTACAAGCCGCTCACTAGGCTCAGGTATCCCTGTAGGCGATTACGTGGCACCCGTGGCTATGAAAGATGCTTTAGCTGCCTCAACCGATGCCCTTTTAGAGTATGCAGATGCAGCAACCGCGCGCGCTAATGCTTTTGCTGATTTATTAGATTTACAAAATACAGCTGATGAAGCTTCGCTGCAAACGTTTATGGCTCAATTAGGTTTGACCAAAGACACAAGCGGGGCGCTGCAATCCTTTAGAACCGCTGAGTCAGCTAGCAAAGTAACCGTAGAGGTCATAGATAGGACAAGCGGACTTATTGAGGTTGTGCAAAATGCCGTGCAACAAAATAATAGGTTTGGCAATAATCTTACTTTTGCTGGAGCAATTGCCTAATGACAATACCTATAATTAACGCCGTTATTAACTTTAGTACTGGGCCTAGTTTTGCTCAGGCTATGATCTTAGATAGCGGCGTATTAGATACAAACGTATTAGCCGACAGTACCGCCGTTATTGTGGATGTTTCTAATGTTGTGGACAGCATACAAACTATGCGCGGGCGAAACCCACAAGCTGACCAATTCCAAACAGGCACGCTTACTATGCGTATTGTTGACCAAAACGGAGACTTTAACCCGCAAAACCCTAGCTCACCGTATTACAACCTTTTAACCCCTATGCGTAAGGTGCAGATTACAGCCACCTACGGCGCGGTTACCTATCCAATCTTTGCAGGCTTTATTACAACCTATACGACCACTACGCCTAAAAACGCTAACGATGTTGTATATACAACCATTACAGCTGTGGATGCCTTTAGGCTGGCACAAAATGCCCAGGTAAGCACAATTACAGGGGCAACGGCGGGTGACCTATCGGGCACTCGTATAAACGAGATTTTAGATCAAATTGGCTGGCCTTTAACTATGCGTGATGTTGATGCAGGATTAACTACAATGCAGGCTGATCCTGGCACAGCTCGTACAAGCCTTGCAGCTATGCAGACAGTAGAGACAAGCGAGTACGGCGCCCTATACGTGGATGCGGCTGGGTCGTTTGTGTTTCAAGATAGAGCTGTTACGGCTGGCAGCACGGGTAAAACCCCTGTTGTGTTTAACGACAATGGCACAGGTATTGGTTATTATGATGCTGTTTGGCGCCTAGATGACACTTTGGTATATAACTCAGCCTCTATTACTCGTACAGGCGGCACAGCACAAACAGCTATAAATCAAGCCAGCATAGATAAGTACTTTATTCATAGCTACAACCAACAAAACCTCTTGATGCAAACTGATGCGGTAGCCCTGGACTATGCCCAGGCTTATGTAGCCTCTAGGGCTGAGACCTCTATACGTTGTGATGCCATTAAGCTAGATTTATATACAGATAATTACACAGCTGGCACGGTTGCAGCTTTAGGCCTTGATTATTTTGACCCAGTAACCATTACGACTAATCAGCCTGGCGGCTCAACCCTAACTAAAACTTTGCAGGTGTTTGGCGTAGCTCAAAGCATTACGCCTAATAGCTGGAAAACAACACTTACCACTTTAGAGCCGATTATTGACGGCTTTATATTAGACTCATCCATATACGGCTTGCTTGACAGCGGCGTATTGGCCTACTAAGGAGCAAAACTATGGCAGCTGGACAAGGTTTTAAAACCTTTACAACAGGCGAGGTATTAACCGCAGCTGATGTTAACGGCTATTTAATGCAAGGCGTATTGGTGTTTGCTAGTGCCGCGGCTCGTAATGCGGCCATTACCTCACCACAAGAGGGGCAATTTGCATTTACAAAAGACACTAACGGCCTTTGGTATTATGACGGTGCAGCCTGGGTTGCATCAGGTGCAACAGGTGATATTGAAGGTGTAACGGCAGGTATAGGTATTAGTGGCGGGGGTACCTCAGGTACAGTAACCGTTACTAACTCTATGGCTACGGCTATCGATGCAAAAGGTGATTTAGTAGCAGGTACAGGCGCAGATGCCTTTAGCCGTATTGCTGTTGGCGCTAATAACACCGTGCTCACGGCAGACTCGGCCGAAGCGACAGGATTAAAATGGGCAACGCCTGCAAGCGGTGGCACAGGTGGTTACACATTGCTTAACGCTGGCGGCACAGCTTTAACAGGTGCAGCAACAGTCACCGTTTCAAGCATTACTTCAAACGATTTGTTGATTATGGTGACAGGTGCTACATCTGCCAATGCTTCATCACTAATTTCATTAAAATTCAATTCATCTGCAACTAACCACAATGCCAATGCAATGAGAATTATTGCAAGTTCATCCTATTCTACTGGCAGTTATGATCAATGGTCAGAAACAAACGCTGGTCGTTTTCCTGTTGCATACGGCAGTACAGCAGCAGGTCGCGCATCTTATGGTTATGCAATGGTTCAGGCTTGTACATCAACAAGCGTTAAGCCTTTTTGGTTTGCAGGTGCCAATGACGGTGGCAGCGCAAACAGTGGACAATGGTCATTTAGCGGTGGTGGTTATTTTGATGCAGCTGCGGCAATCACTTCGGTCAGCGTTTTAAGTTCATCGGGCAATTTCAATGGTGGAACAATTTACATTTACGGAAGGTCATAAAATGTTACAAGAAAAAATTATTGATTTGGCTACAGGCCAAGAAACATTGCGCGAATACACAGCGGCCGAGATCAAAGCTGTCGAAGCTGAGCAGGCCAAAGCGCAGGCATTGGTTGTTGAGCAATCTGAAAAATTAGCATCAAAAACAGCCGTTTTACAAAAACTCGGTTTAACCGCTGATGAGATTGCGGCACTACTCGGGTAATGGAGACAAGTTACAACGGCTGGCCTGCCTCGAAGGATCAATCTGAGATAAGCATAAAGTCTTACCCTGTGCCTGGTACAACAATTAAGCTGCGCTGCGCCGAAAAGGTTGCACCCTTGCTTGTTGGTTTTGCAGCTGAGTTTCATACACTTATTGAGCCAATAGATACAGGCGGCCTTGATGATTGGGGCTACTGTTTTAGAATGGTGCGAGGTACAACCGACAAGCTAAGCAACCACAGCTCAGGTACAGCTATAGACCTAAACGCCACACAGCACGCTTTAGGCAAGGTTGGCACCTTTGAGGCTGGCAAGGTACCTATGATCCGCGCCCTAGCAAAAAAATATGGTTTAACCTGGGGTGGCGATTACAAAAACCGCAAAGATGAGATGCACTTTGAGGTTAATATTGGCCCTGCAAAAGTTGCAGAGTTAGTAAAAAAATTAGGGCTAGACGGAGTAAACAATGAGTGACATACAACAAGCTAATATACCCGCCAGTACGGTAACTCTTTTGGCCTCAGCTGCAAGAACGACAACAGCGGCAGGTACAGCGGTTACAGGTTTTGCAGCTGCACGGCAATTAGTACTACAACTACAAGTAACGGCGGCTAGTGGTACAGCGCCTACTTTGGATCTAGTCGTGCAAGATACAACAGACGGCACTAACTACAACACCATCGCTACCTTTACACAAAAGACGGCGGCATCACGCGAGGTCATAAGACTTACTACACCGTTTACAGACTCTCTACGAGTCTCCTACGAGATAGGCGGCGTAACGCCATCTTTTACTTTTAACGTTATAGCTTGGGCGGACTCAAATTGAACGCGCAGCTTAAGGCCGCTGGCCTCTCATACTTACGCGCAGCTTTTAGCTGTGTAGGCGCTTTGTACATTTCGGGTATTACTGATCCAAAAGTACTGGCTAACGCTTTTATTGCAGGCCTTATTGGGCCAATTCTTAAGGCTTTGCAGCCAAGCGAAAAGCAAATAGGCATAGGATCTAAGTAATGCAAGAGGCCCAGCTGTTAATTGGTATAGCTTTAGGCAGCTGTACTATTTTGGGGTTAATGGCTGGGCTTATACGCCACCTTGTTAAGTATTACCTATCGGAGTTACGCCCTGACGGAAACGGCGGGCACAACCTCAGGGGGCGCGTTGACCGTATAGAGGCTCGCGTTGACAAGATTTACGAGATGCTGTTAGAGGATAGATTAGCCCGTTAGGCGTGTCGTGTTGCCTTTTGTCGGTGCTTAGCCCCATACTTTTGTTACACGCTGAGAGGGCTACTCGGTTAGTAGCTTGATCGGCCTTAACAAAGGGCAGATATATGAACAGTTTAGATATTTTGATTGCTTTAGGAGCCTGCGGTATGGGCTTTTTATTTATGGTTATTGGCTACTCAATTGGTTTTAAACACGGCCACGGCGAGGGCTTTCTACGAGGCCGCAATATTGCCAAAGCGCTTCGCGATGTTGAGCTAAGCAAATGACTAATTTTCTAGAGGGCTACGAGGACGTAAACGCCAGGATTATTCGCGCTCGCTCAGAGTTTCCAACAATGCGTTTGGTTGCTTATATTGAGGACATAGACATAACAAAAGGTTATATATTGGTACGAGCTGAGGCCTACCGTAATTACGATGACGAAAAGCCCAGCGCTGTGGATTATGCGCTAGAGGTTAGATCAGACCGAGGCGTAAACTTACACTTTTGGGTAGAAAACTGTGTGACCTCAGCCTATGGCCGCGTTTTGGGCTTGTTAACACCTGGCGGTATTGCACGTAGCACAAAAGAGGATATGGAAAAGGTAGAGGCGTTAAGTGCTAAAGCTGTAGCACCTATTACAGATGACCTTTGGGCTACAAACTCAATTGCCACAGCTATACAAAACGTAGCTAGTGAGTTAAATGCAAGTGTGCTTGATCCAAAACCTGAGTGCCGCCACGGTGTGCGCGTATGGCGTGAGGGTACAAGTGCTAAGACAGGTAAGGCCTGGGCTAATTACAGCTGCGTAGAAAAGAGCAAGGCCAGCCAATGCGAGCCGCTTTGGTACGTATTCACAAGCTCAGGCGATTGGAAACCTCAGATATGACAATTAACGGCAAAGATATATATATAGCCCCTGACGGCCATATTTATAGTTTTAGCGGGTTTGGCGGCTTTATGAACTGTACTCGGTGTGATAACGACACAATGGTAAATGAATACAACAACGAGGACGGCGCCGTAGTGTGGTTTTGTAAGCCGTGTGAGGATTTGTTGCACCTATGAGCGATTACTCAGAGATTATTAACGTACAAACTATGACAGGCAAGCTGCTAAAAAACGGTGAGGTCATAGCGGAGTACAAAGTAGAGACCTGCGACAGGTGCAACAAGATTAGCCAGCTAGATCCTTTTGGCTATCAAAAAAGCCACTCAAAAGAAAACCTAATATGGTTTTGTAAAGAGTGCCGATAATGTTTAAAGTCGTATTAGACGTAGCACAAGCTAATACAGCTATAGACACAGGCATTTTGAGGGCTAAACGGTACAAGCCACAGTTTGACGGCGTAACAGCTAAAAAGAATTACGATCAAGAAAGGCACGGCGGTACTTTTGCGGAGTTTGCCACAAAGCAAATAGATGCCGTTGGCGCTGAAACAGCCGCAGCTGAGTATTTAGGCATAAGCGACTATGAGCCACAAAACGGCACGTATAAGGATAAGGCTGACATAGCCGACAACGTAGAGGTAAAGCACACTTATAAGCGCAACGGCAACCTCATCATAAACAGCATAGACAGAGACGGTGACGTAGCCATATTGGTAATAGGCCGTATGCCTGTCTATGTAGTAATGGGCTGGTTTGAGGTACAACAAGCTAAACAAGAGGGCTACAGGTCAGAGCTAATACGTGGTGATAGTTACTTAGTACCGCGTGCTGACCTAAAACCAATGACACAATTAACTTTAATTAAGGGGCAAACCTATGGAGCTAATTAAGTTTGAGTGCAGAAAATGCAAGAAACTAACTAATCAGATTGACCGCATAGTGAGCGATAACCTGCCGCCTAACGTAAAAACCTTACAATGCACGCTGTGCGGGTGTATGAGCGTGTGTTTAGTGGTGGCCTTTGATGCCAACGTATGAGTATGAGTGCGTAGCTTGTAGTGTGCGCTATGAAACTACAGAAAGAATGGCTGAACACACAACGCCCTATTGCTGTGGTTTTATGATGCGGCAGATTTACCACGCGCCAGGCATAAGCTTTAAAGGCGTTGGCTGGGGTAAAGATGCAAAATAGCTTGTTTAACGTAGTCAACGATGAAATGACTACAAACGACTACTACACGCCTAAATGGCTGTTTGACTCAATGGGGCTTACCTTTGATATAGACGTAGCAGCCCCAGCACAAGGCATACCCTGGATACCTGCACAGCGTTGGTTTAGCCAAATAGATGACGGTTTGGCCCAGGATTGGGGCGGGCAGCTTGTATGGATGAACCCGCCTTTTAGTAATACAACACCCTGGGTTAATAAGTTTATAGACAATGGCAACGGTATGGCTTTGCTTGTGGTGTCACGCAGCAAGTGGTTTGCCCAATTGTGGGATAAGGCCGATGCTGTAATGGCAACGCCAGCTGATCTGAAGTTTGAGCGACCTGATGGCAATTCCAAAGCTATTAGCTTTCAAACTTTCTTGTTTGCTTTAGGTGAACCCGCTACAGCTGCATTACACCGTACAAAGTTAGCAAGGGTACGATGAATAAGTTATCCACAACCCTTAATAACCTGTGGATGACACGCCCAAACCACGCTAAAGTTATCCACAATATGCCTTTAACCTTGACAGTATGGGTACGCTGGGTTCGCTTGAAGCGAGCCGCTGAGGCGGGTAGCTCGCGCAAGCTAAGCCAGCTAACGCCACAACTCTGCTTATTACTAAGCTTGCTTTCAATAATGACAACTACACAGGCTATTGCATATGACCCAAACACAGAGTTATACAAGCTTTATGCTCATATGAAATTAGGTAATGATAAGCAATACAGATGCCTAGTGACCTTATGGCGTTTAGAAAGCCAATGGTCACCCACAGCCAACAACCCGAATAGCAGCGCCTTTGGCATACCACAGCTACTAAAGATGAAAGAGACTAACCCATATAAACAAATAGATTTAGGGTTGAAATATATAAATCATCACAAGCTATACAAAGGTGATGTATGCAAAGCTTTAGACAAACACAAGAAAGTAGGGCATTACTGATGCGAGCCAAAGACCCACGCGACCAAAGGCGATACAAGGCCAGGCGTTTGCAGGTGCTTAATGCAGGTGGTTGGGTTTGTTATTACTGTGGTGGTGAGGCAAGCCAGGTTGACCACGTAATACCTATTGCAAGCGGTGGTGATCCAATGAGTTTAGATAACCTAGTGCCTAGCTGCAAGCGTTGTAACCTATCTAAGGGTAAGAAGTCACAGGGCGTTTTTTTAGCCACTAAGGACAC